ATTCAGACCGCCCATACCGCAGAACTGGCAGTAGGTTTCGGAAGGAAAGTGCGAAACCTCGTCAATATGCAGGAATACCAAGACATCTTCCCTACCAAGCTTTCTTCTGATTCCAAGGCGGCAGGTCGTTGGAATACAGACAAGGGCGGTGATTATTTTGCGATTGGTGTTGGCGGTGCCGTCACAGGTAAGGGTGCAGACGTTTTAATCATTGACGACCCTCACAGCGAGCAAGAAGCCATGCAGGGAAACCCAGAGGTCTACGACAGGGTTTATGAGTGGTATTCATCAGGTCCACGCCAACGACTTCAGCCAGGTGGGGCTATTGTGATTGTGATGACCCGCTGGTCTAAGCGAGACTTAACAGGGCAGATCATTGCCAACTCGATTAAACGGGAGGGTGACGAGTGGGAAGTAATTGAATTCCCTGCAATCATGCCTTCAGGAAAGCCGCTTTGGCCCCAGTTTTGGAAGCAGACCGAACTAGAAGCAATCAAGGCAGAGATACCTGTTTCTAAGTGGGAAGCCCAGTATCAGCAGAATCCGACCTCAGAAGAGGGCGCAATTATCAAGCGGGAAATGTGGAAGATCTGGGATGATGACGAGCCTCCACACTGCGATTACATCATTCAGTCATGGGATACCGCTTTTGAGAAGAATAACCGTGCCGACTACTCCGCCTGTACCACGTGGGGAATATTCCATAAAACCGATTCAGAAGGGCGGGAATTAGCTCATATTATCTTGCTGGATGCATTTAAAGAACGTATGGAGTTCCCTGAATTAAAAGCTAAAGCATTCGAGCTTTACAAAGAATATGAACCCCACACTTTAATTATTGAGAAAAAGGCTGCGGGTGCGCCATTAATTTATGAAATGAGGCGGATGGGAATCCCGCTTCAGGAATATACACCAGGCAAAGGAAGTGATAAGATAGCCCGTGTAAACGCCATCTCAGACTTATTTGCATCAGGGTTTGTATGGTGTCCCAATACCAGATGGGCGGAGGAAGTAATGGAAGAATGTGCTTCTTTTCCTAATGGAGACCATGACGACTTAGTGGACTCAACGTCCCAAGCCCTCTTAAGGTTCCGACAAGGCGGGTTTATCCGTATTAATTCGGATGAGCCTGATTATGATTTGCCAAGAAAAAAAGTTGCGTATTACTAAGGATAGATTATGTCAATTGAAAAAAGTCTTTATCAAGCCCCTGTAGGGATAGACTCATTAACAGAAGAGCCAGCAATTGAAATTGAGATTGAAGACCCAGAGTCCGTAAAAATTGGGATAGGCGATTTAGAAATTGAGTTTGGCAAAGAAGACTCAGATGATGATTTTGATGACAACTTAGCTGAGTATCTAAGCGAAAGTGAGCTTACGGAGATTGCAGGGGATTTAATAGGGGATTTTGACGAAGACATCAGCGCCCGTAAAGATTGGATTCAGACCTACGTAGACGGACTAGAGCTACTGGGAATGAAGATTGAAGAGCGGTCTGAACCTTGGGAAGGAGCCTGTGGTGTCTACCACCCACTCCTGTCTGAAGCTTTAGTCAAGTTCCAAGCCGAAACCATTATGGAAACTTTTCCTGCGGCTGGTCCTGTTAAAACACTGATTATTGGTAAAGAGACCGTAGAGAAGAAAGAAGCCGCCACTCGTGTCCAAGATGACATGAACTATGAATTAACCGATGTAATGCAGGAATTCCGACCTGAACATGAAAGAATGATCTGGGGATTGGGTCTTTCAGGCAACGCATTTAAGAAGGTGTATTTTGATCCTGCCCTAAACCGTCAGGTATCCATGTTTGTGCCAGCAGAAGACATCGTAGTTCCTTACGGTGCATCAAGTCTAGAGCAAGCCCCTCGTGTCACTCACGTCATGCGGAAAACCCAAAATGAACTTAAGCGTTTGCAGTATGAGGGTTTCTACCGAGACGTTGATCTAGATGAGCCTACTGGCGTTTTAGATGAAGTAGAAAAGAAAATTGCGGAAAAGATGGGCTTCAGAGCCACCTCAGACGACAGGTTTAAACTGCTTGAGATTCATGTCAGTCTAGATTTGCCAGGTTACGAGGACGTAGATGAAGACGGAGAACCAACAGGAATAGCTCTTCCATACGTAGTCACTATGGAAAAAGGCACCCAAGAGATCCTGTCTATTAGACGTAACTGGAGACCAGAAGATGAAACTAAGCAAAAACGGCAACACTTCGTGCATTATGGCTACGTGCCTGGCTTTGGCTTTTATTGCTTTGGTCTCATTCATCTTGTGGGCGCCTTTGCAAAGTCTGGAACGTCTCTTATTCGTCAGCTCGTTGACGCAGGAACCCTTAGCAACTTGCCAGGCGGCTTTAAGACCCGTGGATTGCGTGTCAAAGGTGACGACACCCCGATAGCACCAGGCGAGTTCCGTGATGTGGACGTGCCTAGCGGAGCCATTAAAGATAACTTAATGACCCTGCCGTACAAGGAACCTAGTCAGGTGCTGTATCAGTTACTTGGCACTATCGTAGAAGAAGGTCGTAGATTTGCTTCCGCAGCAGACATGAAGGTGTCTGATATGTCAGCCAACGCACCTGTTGGAACAACTCTAGCTATTCTGGAACGTACCTTAAAGGTCATGAGTGCGGTACAAGCCCGTGTTCATTACTCAATGAAACAGGAATTACGTCTGTTAAAAGACATTATTCGGGACTACACCCCAGAAGAATATGATTATGAGCCTGTAGATGGTCGCCCAAGAGCTAAAAAATCAGACTATTCACTTGTTACAGTTATTCCTGTGTCTGATCCTAACGCTGCAACGATGGCGCAGAAAATTGTTCAGTACCAAGCCGTGCTTCAGTTAGCTCAAGGTGCCCCACAAATTTACAATATGCCCCAGTTGCACCGCCAAATGCTCGATGTGTTGGGAATTCGCAACGCTCAGAAGCTCATTCCATTGGAAGAAGACAAGAAACCAAAGGATCCAATTACCGAAAACATGGATGTCTTGAGCCAGAAGCCATTAAAAGCGTTTATGTACCAAGATCAAGACGCTCATATTGCAGCGCACACTAACTTCTTGCAAGATCCGACCACTGCGGCAGTGATTGGACAGAATCCATTAGCTCAACAGATGACTGCGGCACTCCAAGCACACATTGCAGAACACTTTGGGTTCAAGTACCGCCAGATGATCGAGCAACAACTAGGTGCTCCATTGCCTTATATGAAGGACGAAGACCAAGATGCCCTCCCAGAGGACTATGAAATTCAAATTTCACGTCTGGTGGCACAAGCTTCATCTCAATTGTTGCAACAAAATCAGGCGCAGGCTGCTCAACAGCAAGCTCAACAACAGGCGGAAGATCCTATTGTCCAAATGCAGATGCAAGAAATCCAAATTAAAGCTCAAGAACAGCAACGCAAGGCTCAAAAAGACCAAGTGGATGCTCAATTAAGAGTAGAGCAGTTAGCTATCGAGCGCCAACGGGTAGAAGGTCAGCTAGAAATTGATGGTACTCGCCTCGGAGTCAGTATTGAGAAGGATAGGACTGCTTTAGATCGTAAATCTGAGTTTGATGGCACAAAACTGGGCGTAGATATGGCTCATAAGAAGCAACAAATAGATGCTCAGAAGGGTCAAATAGCCGCACAGCTAATAGCTGCTGAAATGAACGCAAGAAACAACTCTAACAAGGGGAATAATTAAAAATGACCGAATTAGAACTGTTGGTTAAGCAATTTGACGAAAAAATTACCCAACTTAAAGATGCAGTAATCCTTGGAAATTACGAAAAATTTGAGGATTACAAAAAATCGTGTGGTGAGATCCGAGGTCTGCTCATTGCTCGTGGATACGTATTAGACCTCAAAGACAGAATGGAGAACTCGGATGAGTAATCAAATCGACTTAGGAAAAGCAGTAGATCTTACGAATCTGCTTGATAAGTCAGACGAAGCAAAGGCAACACAGCTTCCTAAACCCTCTGGTTATCGCATTTTATGCGCTATTCCAGAGCAGGAAAAAGAGTTTCAAAGCGGTATCGCAAAAGCAGACGAAACAATTCGGATTGAAGAAACTCTAACCACTGTGCTGTTTGTAGTTAGTTTAGGACCAGATTGCTATGCAGATAAAGCTCGCTTTCCTAGCGGTGCTTGGTGTAAACAGGGCGACTTTGTCCTTGTTAAACCCTATGCTGGTAGCCGTTTAGTCATTCATGGACGTGAATTCCGCATGATCAACGATGATTCTGTGGAAGGCGTAGTAGATGACCCCCGTGGTATTAAACGCAAGTAAACGAACATAAGGAATATACGAATGGAAAACCAAAAGTTTGCCGATGAAGAAGAAGTAAAGTCAGTAGACACTGACAAAGAAGACGAGTTTGAAGTTGAAGTTGAAGACGACACCCCACCAGAAGATCGCAACAAGATTCCTTCTGACCCAGAGTTCATAGAATCTTTGGAGCGGGATGAGCTTGATGAGTATTCTGTGGAAGCAAAGAAGAAGATTGCTGGCTTTCGCAAGATTTACCATGACGAGCGCAGACTAAAAGATGCTGCAGAGCGGGAACGTCAAGAAGCAATTGATGTTGCTAAGAAGCTTTATGAAGAAAATAAAGCCCTCAAAGGCAAAGTTAATTCTTCAGAATCAATGGCTGTAGACTCCTTTAAAACGAGTGCAGAGCAAGAACTGATTTTGGCTAAAAAAGAATATCGAGACGCTTATGAGGCGGGAGATGGCGATAAATTAGTTGACGCTCAGGACAAAATGACCTCCGCTAAGATTAAGTTAGATAGGGTTTTTGACGCTACTCAAAACTTAAATCAAAGAAGGGCTTTACAAGAGCGGGAAAATGATGTACAAATACCACAACAGCCAGTGCAACAGCCAATGCGGGATACGAAAGCCCAAAGTTGGCAAGAAAAAAACTCTTGGTTTGGTCAAGATGACGAAATGACCAGTTTAGCCTTGGGATTGCATGAAAAGCTTGTTAAACAAAACGGTATGGCTTATGCCACTACCGATGAGTATTACAAACGTATTGACGAAACAATGCGTAAGAGATTCCCTGAGAATTTCGAGGACGTAGATGACGAAAAACCGCAGACTAGATCGAAACCTAGTACTGTTGTAGCTTCAGCTAGTCGCAGCACATCTTCGAAAAAGGTGCGCCTAACAACTTCCCAGCAATCAATTGCCAAGAAGTTAGGACTAACAAATGAACAATACGCCCGTGAACTAATAAAGGAAATCTAAAATGACTACGAAAAGAACTGACCGTGAAGTAGAAACCCGTGATAAAAGCGAGCGCCTTCAGCAGTGGGCACCAGCAGAGTTACTTCCAGAGCCTGTAAAGATTCCTGGATATAAATATCATTGGGTACGAGTTTCAACACTTGGCGCAGCTGACCCCCGTAATCTCTCTGCGAAATTGAGAGAA